CGAGTCTGACTTATTTGCACAGTTTGCACTCGCTGACAGACTCGGTAAAACACTCAGCGAGATAGAAGCAATGACCATTGACGAACTGACAATGTGGTATGCCTATATTGAAAGACGAAACAAACTAGAAAGAGAAGATGGCATTAGGTAAATTAGGAAAACTTCAAGTTGTAATAAGTGCAGTTAATAAAACTAAAGGCACTTTTTCTAGCGTCAACAAATCTTTAAAAACTATTGGTAAAGCTGCTGGTGCTACAGTAGCTGTTTTCTCAAAACTATCAGTTGGTATTGCTGCTTTAGTAGCACCTATCGTATTGCTGACAAAAAAATCTTTTGATTTCATTGATGCGATAGGTAAGACATCTGCTCGGACAGGTATTTCTACTGACACTTTACAAGCATTTCAATTAGCTGCTATTGAATCTGGTACTTCTATTGAACAAGCACAAAAAGGTTTAGAAAAATTTGCTAGATCAATTGGTGATGCAATCAGAGGTACAAAAACTCAAGTTGATCTATTTAAAGATTTAGGTGTTGAACTTAAAGATTCAAATGGTATTACCAGAGATTTCAACGACATATTAAGAGATACTGCTGCTGGTGTTGGCGGTTTCAGTTCAGAAGCAGAAAGAGCAACTGCACTAGCTAATTTATTTGGTCGTGCTGGTATTCAGTTTACTGAAATTTTTAAGAATGGTGCAAAAGGGCTTGATGAATTAATTGATCGTGCTAGAGGGTTAGGAATAATTCTTGATGAAAAAACTATAAAAGCTACAGAAAAATTTAATGACACAATATCAGTTATTACTTTTCAATTTAGAGCCTTTAGAGATCAGGTCACTACAGCTTTTTTGCCAATCTTACAAGATATCGCTACAAGTTTTTCAGATACTTTAGTTAAGGCTTCTAAATTAGAAGGTGGCATTGAAAATCTTGGAACATCTATAGCAGTTGGAATTGTTTTAGGTGTTAAAAGTGCAGTAGAAAGTCTTAAAGAATTTGTACAATTTATTAATCCTGTTGTAAATACAATCAGCAAAGCGATAGGTGGATTATCAATTCTAATAGATACTTTAAAAATTGGTGGTAAAAGTCTTATGGACTTTGCTGGTATCAGTAAATTCTCAAAGGAAGAATTAGATCAATTAATACTAGGAATATTTGAAACAAGAGATGCACTTGAAAATTTAGGAACTGACACACCAAAATTTGATGCAGTCTTAGAATTTTTAGATTCTTCTATTGAAAAAATAAAAAATGGAAGTCTTAGTGTCGATGAATTTACAAAAAAGTTTCTTGAGTTTGGTGAAGGTAGTACAACAACATTATCAAGTATATCTTCTCCTATGGATCAGTTTTTGATGAAGTTAAACGATACAAAAGGTGCTGTTGAAGGTCTTGCTGTCAATAGTATCAAAAAGTTTGAAGATTCTTTGGTATCAGCGATTATGACTGGTAAAGCACAATTCAAAGATTTTGCAGATTTTGTTATAGAGCAGTTAATTAGAGTTGCAATACAACAAACAATAATAAAAGGAATTACTTCTTTGTTTACTGGTGGTCTTAATCCAGCTAGTGCAGCTACTTCAAGCACTAGTAATTTTTCAAATCCTTTTGCTGGATTTTTTTCACAAAAGGCTACAGGTGGTACAGTATCTTCTGGTAATCCATTTATTGTAGGTGAAAAAGGTGCTGAATTATTCGTACCAGCAAGAACAGGTACAATAGTGCCAAATAACCAACTTGGTATGGGCGGAACTAGTCAACCAGTTAATATTAGTTTCAACATACAATCTTTTGATTCTAAAGATACATTACAAGCTATAACTGAAAATGCACCAGCTATATCAGGTATCATAGAACAACAATTTAACAGACGAGGTAAAAGAGGATTTACAGTATGAGTGGATCATTTCCAACATCACCAGCACCAAATTCAGTTCAAGTAAAATCATTTGAACCAACTTTAGTATCTGTAACTAATAATTTAAAAAGGCAAGCAAGATCAAGAGGAAGTCAAAGATGGCTTCTATCGGTTAATTATGCTCCCATGAGCAGAGCAAATTTTGCACCTTTATATGCTTTTTCTATGAAACAGAAAGGGCAGTTTGATACTTTTACTTTTACACCACCAGTTATTTCAACAACTCAAGGACAAAGCGGAGAATCCGCAGTAGTCAATGGTGCATTGGCTGTAGGTGTGTCTAGTGCAGCCATAGATGGCTTGTCAGCTTCAACTTCTGATATCTTGAAGGCTGGTGACTTTTTTAAGTTTTCTGGTCATACAAAGGTTTATATGGCTACTGATGATATGGATTCAAATGGTAGTGGTGAAGGTACTTTGAATTTTGCACCAGCTTTAGTAAATGCTGTTGCTAACGATGAAACTCTAACGATTGCTGCTGTACCCTTTACAGTAGCATTTACACAAGATTTAACTACATTCAATACTGATGTATCTAGTCTTTTTGGTTTCTCAATAGAACTTGCAGAAGTATTTTAAATGAGATGGATAGAGGTTCAACAACTGCATTTCAAACAGAAATAGTAAAAGCTGAGAATAAACCTTTTCATCTTTTATCTGTAGCATTTGATTCTGGGACTGTTTTTCTATCTGATGGTAATTTTGAAGTAACTTTTGATTCTAATACTTATAATCCAACAGGAAGTTTTTTAGCTTTTTCTGATATTGTTGAATCAAATCAATTAACCATAGAATCTGTTACTGTTTCTTTATCAGGTGTAGATCAAACACATACGAATATTTTATTAAGTGAAGATTATATAGATCGTGAAGTAAAAATATTCAAAGCATTTTTAAATGATTCAAATGCTTTAGTTGCTGATCCAGTTCAAGTTTTTGCTGGCAGAATATCTGATGCTGTAGTGGCTGAAGATAATGATACTAATACAGCTTCAATATCCATAACCTGTTCAAGTCAATTTATAGATTTTGATAAGACGAATGGCAGATATACAAATCTTGAATCACAACAAACTTTCTTTTCTGATGATACAGGACTTAGATATTCTTCAGTTATATTAAAAGACATAACATGGGGTGTTGAAGGTTCAGCCAAAGGAAGTGGTTTTGTCGCAACTCAATCTGGTATTACTTCAGTTCAACATGCAGAAAATGCTGGATCAAAAACTTTTTTAGAAGGTGATCAGCCAACTAATCCAACTCTTACAGTAGAAACAATATCTGGTGCAAGAAGATTACATTTTAGATATGGCGGTGCAACTTTTGGTGTAAATGAAACTGTTGTTGTTGATGGTGTACCTACAACTGTTTTTGATAATGGAGATGTCATACAGCCTTTGAATAATGTAGAACTTACAGTACAAACAGTTGACGCAGATGGTCAAGGTTTTGCAACCAATATTCCAGATGATGCAACTATAACTTCTGATCATACTAATGTATTTGGTGGTAACGAAGTAACAGTAAATGATTTACCTGTGCCACCAGTATTGATAGAAACTCAAAATGGATCAGCAGATATAACTATAAACGCTAATAATTTTATTGATGTTAATGATTTTGTAATATTAGATTCTAATGCAGTTGATGTTGGCGGTTTTGTTTTTGATGGATCAATTTTAAGTAAAGTTAAAACTGCAACTAAAAATACAATAACTGCTGAAGTTCAACAAACTGTAACACCAACTATTGAACCTCTAAGCACTACATCAGGTTCAAGACAGATTATCGTTGATTATCAAAATCATGGTTTATCAACCAGCAGTAAAATTACTATTGCAAATGCTACAGCCACCAATGGAATAGGCACTTCAGAATTAAATAAGCAACACGATGTCTATGCAGTTCCAGATAATAATAGAGTAGTGATTCAGGTTACATCTAATGCAACTGCAACTGGCAGAGGTGGCGGAACAAGCATAACAATAGATTCTGCTACACCTTCAAACAATGTTGTAGAAACAACAGCATCATCAACAACAGTTACATTTAACGATGTTGCACATGGACTGGCTACAAACGACATAGTTGATATATCTGGTTTGCATGATGTTGGTGGTTTGACATCTGACCTTATAGGCAATCAACAAACAGTCGCATCAGTACCAAATGCAAACTCTTTTACAATAACATCATCGGTAGCTGCGACATCTACAGAAAGCGGTGGTGGTAATCAAATATCAATAACAAGACCAAAGAAAGCTACATCAACAGCATCTAAAGGAAGTGCTGGAATGAAGATAGATGTTCCTTTCAAACAAATACGATGAACATAAAATTACTAAATGAATATGTTGAAAACAAAATCGGAATGCCTTTTGAATGGGGTATCAATGATTGTAATACTTTTGCTGCTGGATATTTAGATCATGTAAAAGGCACAAACTGGCTAAGTGTTTTCAAAGGTAAATATAAAAATAAGTTTGGTGCTATCAGGTTTCAGAGAAAATTTGATAAAACTCCTAGTTCAGTTTTGTTAGAAGAAGGTCTAAAAAAAATATCAGTTTATGAAATAAGACAAGGAGATATCTTAATTAAAAAAGATAAAATATATGAAATGGCTCATATAGTTGTAAACGATAAAGTTGTTTCTGTAGATGAAAACTTTGGTACATCAATAATGCATATAAGTGATCTTAAAATATTTAATAGTGCTTTTAGATTTTAGATGAAATATACAAAATACATATTTATTATTTTAGCTGGTTTAGCTGCACCAACTTTGTTAGCTTTACCAGCAGCTTTACCAGTTTTTGCTTCAATAGGAACATCGGTAGGTGCTGCTTTAGGAATAGCAACAACAGCACCAGCAGTTGCATTAGCAATTGGAGTGGCTACTGTAGTTGTAGCAACAGCAGTTACAGCAGCTTATATAGGTAATCAAATGCCATCTATGCCTTCAACGCTAGAATCAACTGGTGCAAAGGCATTATCAAATACTCCATCAAGTACAGCAGCAATACCTGTAGTTTATGGAGAAAGAAGAATTGGTGGGACACCTGTTTATTATCAAGTAACTGGCGAAAAAAATGAATTTTTGCATATAGTTTTGGTTTTATGTGAAGGAGAGATTGATTCTATTGAACAGGTTTATTTAAACGATGAACCAGTTTTTGAAACAGAAACCAGAACCTTTACACAAACTGTTAGTACAGTCGAAGCAGATATTGGTTACATCATGGCTGGTGATCTTAAAACAAAATTCAAAAATGTTGTCAGAATCAATAAACATTTAGGCAGAACAGATCAAGCAGCAGATCAAGATTTAATTAATGAAGCTGGTGGAAAATGGACATCATCTGATAAATTGTCAGGTCTAGCTTATCTTTATATAAGATTAAAAGCAGATCAAGATATATTTAGAAATATTCCACAGATAACTTGCGATATAAAAGGCAAGAAAGTACAGGATAGAAGGTTTGTTTATTCAGTAGATTCAGGTTCAAACACTTGGGTAGCTGGGACTCAATTTGTAACTAGATTCAGCAACAATCCAGCAAATGTTCTATTAGATTATTTAACAAACACAACCTATGGCAGAGGGATATCAATTAACGATATCAACACAACTTCTTTTACTACTGCTGCTAATGCTTGTGACACATCAGTTACTTTAGGCGGTGTTTCTGTTCCACAATATACTTGCAATGGATATTTAGATACCAATGCTTCTGCTTTTGAAAATGTGCAAAAGATTTTAACTTCTTGTAGAGGTTCTTTAATTTTTACCAATGGAAAGTACAAACTAATAATAGATACAACTGGAACTGCGGTACAAACTTTTGACGAAGGCAATATTGTTGGAAACTATGATGTTTCTTTAGGTAATAAAAGCAATAAAGCTAATAGAGTTCGTGCTGGTTTTTTTAACAGTCAGAGAGATTTTCAAGGTGATTTTGCAGTTATAGAAAGCGGAACTTTTAGAACTGCTGATAATGACTTGGTTTTAGAAAGAGCCATAGAACTACCTTTCACGACAGACAAAGAAAGAGCAAGAATGATTGCAACTATAAACATGAAGCAATCAAGACAAAGTATGGTTCTTAAATTTACAACAACTATTGTTGGTTTGAGAGCAGAAGTTGGCGATGTTATTTTTGTAAAACTTGCTTCTCTAGGCTTTGACACATTAAACAGTAACGCTGGTAAAAGGTTCAGAGTGCAATCTATGAATCTCAAAAACAATGATGAAGTAGATATTGTTGCTCAAGAATACGATGATGATGTCTATGATTTTGGCTCTATATCAGCAGAAGATACTGCACCAAATACTGACCTACCTGATTTATCAACAGTAGGAAAACCAACAAGTATAGAAATAAAAGAAGATTTAATTTTTGCTAACGAATCTGTATTTAACAGAATTAATATTTCTTGGACTGCACCAACATCAACTTTTGTAGATAGCTATGAGATATCTGTATTTAAATTAAATTATTACGATCAAGTTATCGGATTCAATAAAGAAAATTACATATTAAAGGGAGTATCAAATTCAACAGTTTTTACAGTAGATGATTTAGAAAAAGGTCTTTATAAAATAATGATCAGAGCAAAAAACAGCAAAGGAGTTTTTTCTAATTTTGCTACTGTAAATCAAAAAGTAAAAGGATTATCAATCTTACCAGCAGTTAATCCACCAGCTTTGCAAAGCGTAACTGAATCTTTGTTTTCTACTACTCAAGGTTCAGGAGTCAAAGCAAAAGCAGATTTAGCATGGTCAGCAACCAGCAATCCAAATTGGGAAAGTTT